GTTTAGCGAATTTTATACTGAAGCAACTAGTAGATCAAATGTAAGTCCTAGAGCCGTAAATGTACAAATAGCACCATTAGAACAAAATAGAGTAACAATTTCAACTTCTAATATTGCAACAAATGTAAATTTAAATAACACTGCAATAGTTAATAATGCTATTGATGCATTACAAAGAAATCAAAACACATATCTAGTAGAAACATATAATAATTTGTCTGGATCACAGAAAAATGAATTATATAATTTAGCTGCCAAAGCTGTAACTCAAATTTATGAAAGCGAATCTAATCCTGATGTCGTTTCATCTGCGGCAGCAAGACTATTGATAGGTGGTGGTACAGTTTCTTATTATGTAGAATCTAATGCTAGTACATTGAGCACAACTGATGAATCAGATTCAATAGTTAGAACTGTTTTAACTTCGTTACTAACAAATTTAGAATTAAAGAAAGTCTACGATAAAATGCCAGAGTCATTGATAGTGGCTATTAATAAAAATGCTTCTAAAGCCGCTAATCAAGTTTTAGTTGATAATGGAACATTAGAAGATGCAAATGTGGCGGCTAAGACATTATGGACTTTTGAAATAGCTAAATTTGCTGTTAACAATTTTGAATCAATAAATGGCCTATTTTAAATATGACAACATATAATAATTTACCTAACAGTCCAGACAAGAACAGTCTTCAAAAAGTTGTTAAATATTTTGACAACTATTATTCTAAGCCAATTGATTTGGTAGTTGAAGATATTGATCTTTTAAAAGGATTTTTTGAAAGTAAAGGATTTGAATCGTCAGCGGCAGAAAATATAACCTATGTTATTTTAAAAACTGCCAAAGAAAGTAATTACAAGCCACAGGAAATTATTGATTCGTTAAAAGGTTATAATCCATTACAGCTAAATGAATTTTTATTAAGTATAATGAACTACAACAGAGTAAAAACCAGTAGTCTTGGAATCATTTATAAAACCAATCCTATTAACTTGGTACAAAGAAATATAAGAGCATGAGTTTAGGTAATTTTTCTAAAGGTAAATTTCTTTTAAAAAATCCTTCAAAGTATGTAGGAGGTAGAGAACCTATATACCGTAGCAGTTGGGAGTGGACTTTTATGAATATGTGTGATAGTCATCCTAACATCACAAACTGGGCCAGTGAAAGTGTGAAGATACCTTATCAAGATCCTTTATCTGGCAGACAAACTGTTTATGTACCAGATTTTTTAATACAGTATGAAGACAAGCATGGCAATAAAAGAACTGAACTAGTAGAGATCAAACCTGCTAGTCAAATGCTTAAGGAGCGTGTAGGTAAAAATGTTTACAATCAGGCACAGTATGTAAAAAATCAAGCAAAGTGGGCGGCAGCAGGGGCCTGGTGTAAACAAAACGGAATTGTCTTTAGGATAATTAATGAGCAAGACATATTTCATAATCCAAAGAAAAATAAAAGATGACAAAGAAACTTGAAGAACTACTAGACCTGCCACCAAATCCAGATAAGAAAATATCGGCAGAAATAATTAAACCTGAGGAAATTCAGGAGACCGCAGAACAACGAATTCGTACAATAGAAGAGTTTGACAAAATCAGCTCTGCACTGCCTCAGGTCAAAGGCTTGGGCGAATTAAGTGATAACGAATTAGATGCTTTGGCTCAAAGAGCCACAGATGCTTATGATGATCTCATGGATCTAGGTATGAATGTAGAAGCACGTTACGGATCAAGAATATTTGAAGTAGCCAGCAGTATGCTGAAAAATGCAATTGAAGCTAAATCTGCTAAGATAGACAAAAAACTTAAAATGATCGAATTACAGCTCAAAAAACAGGCCCTAGATCAGAAGCAGAATGGGGACGATGGAAACCTAGTTGAGGGCAAAGGATTCGTGGTCACTGACAGGAATAGCCTGTTGCAAAAGTTAAAAAACATAGATAAATAAATCAAAGGGTCATAGAGTTATGAAAACTTTAAAAGATTATATTACTGAATCATTCGAAAAGAAGAAGTATGTCTTCAAGCTGAAAATTGCTGGGGATATCACAGAAGATCAAGAGAAAAGCATCAAAAGTCTACTTGAAAAATACGGTGTTGACAACTTTACAAAACAAAGCACAACACCTATCCAAGGACTGCCTTTGGATTTTCCTACATTAAAAAACGTTAATGTCAGCATCTTTGATGTATCTTTAAATTATCCAACAACACCTCAAGAATTACATGAGTATCTTTGCTCAGGTGCAAAATTAGGAGCAGGCAATGTTGTTGTACGTAATCCAAATGAGCCAAGCGAAGGCTATCAAGCAGAAACTGATGAAAAGCGTAAAAACGCTCTACTAGACGACCCAAATTACAAAGAACTACCAAAAGTTAAATCAGATGATTATTATGGTAGCAAATATAATCAGAGCCTTTTAAAAGATCTTGCTAAAGAAAGCAAGGCACGTGCAAAAGATCGAGGAGAAAAAATACCTAGTGAAGGTTCTAAATCATCTCCTGAATTTAGTGAAGGTTCAAGCACAAGTCCAATTAGCGGGAAGAAATAATTATGAATTTTAGAGAACTCTTTACTAGATTAGATGAATTAGATCAGTCAATGCCAGATAAGATGTCAATGCCAGATCTGGTAATGGCAAATAAAATGTCAAAGATGCAGGGTACTAGTCCAACAGGTTCTGAAGTTGATCAAAATCCTACTTCAATTTCTCCTAATGCACAAGACAAAATTCCTGGCAAACAACCAGATTACGATAAACCTAATCAGTTGTCGCCAGAACAATTAAAGGCACTACAGTTTCCAAATCAAAAGCCAGATGCTGAGCCAGCCAAATATAGTGATCCAAAAAAAGACATTGAACTTATGAAGGCGGCTCTAGGAGCAGTTGCTGGTCAACGAACACAGCCTTCACAGCCAACTATACAACCTAACACCAGTGCTAGTGTACAACAACAAAAAGATGTTGAACAAGGTCCTAGAAAAATTGACACACCTAAGCCAGGTGAACCACTAGAAGAAGCAAGAAGAAAAGAATGGTGGGAAATAATTAGAGATAGAAAGGACACCGTCAAATCGTATAAAGACGTTGCTACCGGTGATAGTGCTGATGCTAGAAGAATGAGAGCTTACATTGCTCACGTTAAAAAAAATCCAGGCGATATATGGAAAGTATCGGATGAAAATTTGAGACAACAAATTGTAGACAATCTTGATGCAAATACATGGAAACTAGCCAAGGCCGCTGATCCTAAGCGAGGGGCGTCAGCTGATAGTTCGGCACAAGAACGTCCTCCAGCATCTGATACAAATTCAGCTGACGCAAAAAAGAAAAAAGATGAAGAGGAAGCCGCAAGGAAAAAAAGAGAAGAGGAAGAAGCCGCAAGGAAAAAAAGAGAAGAGGATGCTGAAGCTGAAAGGAAAAGAAAAGAAGCCGCCGCAGCCGAAGAAAAGAAACGTAGGGAAGCTGAAGGCGGTAAAGACGGTAAAGACGGTAAAGGCGGTAAAAATGATGCAGGCGGTGCAAGTACTGGCACGTCTACAGGAACAAGTGTAGGAGCACAACTAGCCTTAGCAAGTAATGGTGCATTTAAAAATAGAACTGATAGATTAAATCAAGAGAAAGTTGATTCTATATTAGGTAAAGGAAAATATACCGCAGGCACCGCGGCAGCAAATCTAGCATTATTAGCTCACTTTAGACAAAATCCTAGCGGTGGAGGTGATGGCAAGGTAGATGGCAAGGTAGATGGCAAGGTAGATGGCACTGCTACTGTAACTACTGGTGGTGGCGGCAATGGTGCTGCCCAGGCCGCTGTTGTTCCAAGTGCTACTGGCGGCACCAATACCTTTTATGATGAAAAAGACGTAGCTAAAATAGTGCCAGGTGAAGGAAAAGGTAGAACCGTTCATTTTAAAGATGGTACTACCATGACATTTGATAAAGACGGTAAGTATGTAGTCCCAGAAATGCCCAAAACAGATTTTAGTCTAGTACCAAGGACTCCAGAACAACGTGCGGCAGACGATGCTAAACAAGAACAAGAAAGAAAAGATCAAGAAGTTCTAGCAGCCGAAAAGAAAAGATTAGACGATTTGGCAGCGGCTCAAGGTAGACAACGAGACAAAGACTTAATGGCAAGATATGGATCATCTGATCCTAGTTCTCTTCGAGTTTCCACAGGTAACATGAAAAAAAGCCATTTTGATTTAAAACAAGGTGACAGAGATGTTGATCCTAAGACTGGTAATGTAATGAGATGGCGTGCCGCCCCCGCTGGTCAACATCCAGTGCATGGTAGCTGGGAGATTGATGATACAGTAGCAGGACAAGGATTCAAAGAGCGTCCAGGTCTTGGATGGATTGGTCCTGCAAGTGATAGTGCAGAAGGCAAAGCAATCTATGATAGACAAAGATCGCAAATAATTAGCGCAGATGATCTTGCTAGATTACAAGCCCTTAGAGGACAGCCTGCTGATCAATCATCTCAAAATACTGGTAATAGACTACGAACAAAATCTTCTACACCAGGTAACATTGATTTAACAACAATAAGTGCCAACGATTTACAAAAAATGATTGCACAGGATCAAAAAGATGGGAAGGACATTGCGCCAGCACTCCAACATGCCGCTGGTAGTGTCAAGGAAGATCTAACTTTAAAAGAAATGTCTTTGCAATTAAACTCTTTAAAAGACGAACTGATAGAATGGAGTATGAGTGACAGACTACATCCAGACTTTGATTATGATTATAAGGATCTAGCCATTGATGCTGGAATCACAGGTCTTGGTGCCCTAGCAACCTACGCAACTGGCGGATTAGCCGCACCTATTGCAGGCACAGCGGCTGTTGCCCGTGGTGGTCGTTTAGCTAATATGTTACATAAGACTTATCAAGGTGGCAAAAATGTTGCACAAGGAGTAAAAGCTGTAGCAACTAGTCCAGAAGCTAGAGCACTGGCAAATCAAGCTAATAGCAAAGCAGATTTATTAAAAGGTGGTGGAAAAGCACTAGCAGGAGATATTGCATTTTCTGCTGGAGTTGACAAAGCTGGTGACGGTGTGCAATGGGCCGCTGATAAACTAGGAGATGTCAATAAAAGAGATGCGGCAGCAATGGCAACAAATGTTGCTCGCGCTGTTAAAGAAGATCCATCTTCTGAGTTAGAAAGAATTAAACATTTATCTAGAAGGTAAGAATTATTATGAAAATGAATGAATTGATGAACGAAGGCCCAGCTAAAAAAGTTGAAAAAACAGCCAAACTTGCAGGAGCAACTAGCGACTTACTTGGTGCTAGTGGTGAATGGCTAAGCAATCAAGTTAAAAAAATGGATCCAAGACAGATTTGGAACAAAGATATTAAAACAACTTATTCCAGTGCCGATTCAAAGCCAGGCGGAGTTCTTGATACCTACAAAACTCAGGTAGCGGCCGCAGAAAAACAAGCAGAAAAAAATCTTGCTCAAGTAGCAAGACAAGATAAAGCAGATGCTCGAATTGACAAGTTAGACAAAATGCGAGATAAGCTAACTACTCGTGGTCGCGACACTTCTAGACTTGACAATATAGTTGGAAGGCAAGACGCAATTAAGAAAGATGCTGCCAGTAAAATAGTAACTCCTGCAAAGGTAGATAAACCAGATCCTACTTCTCAAAGTATTTGGCAATGGTCTGCACCAGTTGGCACAGCAGAATTAGGTTACCGAGCCGCAACAAGCTCAGAGGCAGATCCTACAGGTGATAGTCTAGTTGATCTTGGAACCGATATAGTGGGTGCAGGGGCACGTAAGATATTTGGCACTCCGGCTGGCATAGCACAAGGAGCATTTAAAGATCGAGATGCAGGTGATACACCAGTAGATGGTGCCGGACAAGAAGGGGAAAGACGAGACGCTAGCGATAGTAGACAAGTAGAACCAGAAACCACTAAAGAAAGTATTGCTGATATTTTAAAATTATCTGGTCAAAAGTCAATTACAGAACGCGACAATATTGCAGGCATTATTAAACCAAAAGAAATCGTAGCACTGCATGAATCAACTCAATTGGAAGAATGTGGAATGATGCCTAGCACACCAAATCAAACAGCCAGTTTAAGTATTAATGCCACTGCTGGCAACGGACAAGAAGTTGCTAATATGTTGGCAGCTATTATGAATCTAGCAGGAGTTAAACCTGTAACAGGCGATATGTTGGGATCCTCCCCAATGCCTCCAATGCCGATTGTTAAAGCAATTGATATCATTTCTCGTGGTGATTCAGATAGCATGAATAGTCATCATCATGATCACGACCACGATGATAAAGAAACATTAACTGGCAGTATGGAAGAAGAGTATGGCAATACTCCTAAAGATCCAAGAGAGGTACCAGAGTTAGATACAAATGCTCATGCTTACCAGCCTAATGCAGTTGATGTAGGCGACAGAATGGATGGCACTATGCCAAAAGGTTTTCCAGTAATGACTAAAGAGAGCCTACTACAAGCATACACCCAATTTAAAAACGGTCAATAAGGAGAACTAAATGTCAGCCGGATTTACAAGAATTAATGGACTAGCTTGCACAGCTGGAACCATTTACCCATTAAACAGCAAATTATTTCTTTGCACAGTAAAAAACACTGGCGGTACTGCTGTAGATATTAGTGCAGAAGATGATACAGTTGAAGAAACAGTTGAACAAATAGTTAGAGAAGTTAACCCATTGGCATTTTTTGTTGCTAATGACAATACTGGTAAGATTTATCTAGTTATGGATTACAATGCCAGTGCCGCAGATCTACAGCATAGAATTCGTCAAATTGGTGCTGACTCTACTGCTGTTAGAACAGGTGTTAGCACATTTACCTATTCTGTTACTAGCGTTGGACCAAATGATAAAGATATCAGTGGAACTACTGTAGCTGATGCAACATCCTTTACAACTGCTTAATTAATTCCTTAAAAGGAAGTTTCAGATAGGCTCTACGGAGCCTATTTGTTTCAGTAAATAAAGTTATGGCAAAGAGCTTAGAAGGCGTATTAATTAAAAAAGCCCACATAAGGCAAAAGTGGACTGAAGAAGAAATACAACAGATGCTGTTGTGTGCGGATCCTATTACGGGACCCGAATACTTTATTCGTAATTTCTTTTACATACAGCACCCAACCAAAGGTCAAATGCTATTTGAGCCATTTGACTTTCAAGTTAAACTTTTACACAGTTATCATGATTACAGATTTAATGTAAACATGATGCCACGTCAAACTGGTAAAACAACTACGGCAGCAGGGTATTTGCTTTGGTATGCTATGTTCATACCAGATAGCACAATCCTAGTTGCCGCACACAAATATTCAGGTGCGCAGGAAATCATGCAACGTGTTCGTTATGCCTACGAACTATGTCCTGACTTTCTACGTGCAGGTGTTACAAGTTATAATAAAGGCAGTATTGAATTTGACAATGGTAGTCGAATAGTAAGTCAAACTACAACCAGTAATACAGGTCGTGGTATGGCTATTTCATTATTATATTGTGATGAGTTTGCCTTCGTCCCACCAAACATTGCTAGTGAATTCTGGACTTCTATCTCCCCAACGTTGAGCACTGGTGGTAAAGCAATTATTACCAGCACTCCTAACAGCGACGAAGACCAATTTGCTACAATATGGAAAGAAGCCAACAAATTATTTGATGAATACGGTGATGAGAAAGATGTTGGTATCAACGGGTTTCATCCATTTAGAGCACATTGGAGTGAGCACCCTGATAGAGATGAAAAATGGGCTTCTGAAGAACGAGCACGTATTGGCGAAGAACGTTTCCGTCGTGAACACGAATGCGAATTTATTATCTTTGATGAAACATTGATTAGCGCATTAGTTCTAGCAGAGATGGAAGGTGTAGAACCAGTTATGCGTATGGGACAGGTTCGTTGGTATGGCAAAATACAAAAAGGTAAGTCATATCTTGTGGCATTGGATCCAAGTTTAGGAACTGGCGGCGACTATTCTGGTATAGAAGTATTTGAAATTCCTGGCATGAAACAAATTGCAGAGTGGCAACATAATATGACTCCTATACAGCAACAGGTTAGAATAATGAGAGACATCTGCAAGTATATCAGTGAAGAAGCAGGAGGGGGAATAGACAGTCCCAAAGTCTATTACAGTGTGGAAAACAACACAGTAGGCGAAGCCGCATTGGTAGCTATTAATGAAATTGGCGAAGATAATATACAAGGATTGTTTATCAGCGAACCTATTAGAAGAGGGCATGTTCGTAAATTCCGTAAAGGATTTAACACCACGCACAATGCTAAAATTGCTGCCTGCGCTAAATTCAAGCAACTAGTAGAAAATAAAACCATAGAAATAAAGAGCAAATCTCTAGTGAGTCAACTAAAATCGTTTGTTGCTTCAGGCAGCAGTTTTGAGGCAAAAAACGGGGATCATGATGACCTTGTAATGAGCATGTTATTATGTGTTAGAATGATGGGAGTTCTCAGTGACTGGGATCCTTCAGTCTACGATATCCTAAGAAACACTGAAGAAACCATAATGCCCATGCCTATATTCATAAACTAAGAAAGCATAAATATCATTATGATTAATCAAGATATTATTGCCCAAGACCTGTTCTATAAGATACGTAGCCGATTCCCTAAAATGGAGATGGGCGATGAGAGCGGGCAGTCCACATTTGAAGCTGCCAAGGGCAGATTCTTTGATTTTGACGCAATTTTTAATGAAAGCAATTTAGGCACAGTTAGCATTAGCATCAACGAGCCAGGCAGCTTAAAATTATATTTTAACAAGAACATATTAGAAGATGCTGACGAGTTAACTTCTAAAACTTGGTATTCTTTCCTAAGAGAAATGAGAAAATTTGCCATGAAAAGATTAATGAGCTTTGATACTAGAGATATCAGCAAAACAAATTTAGATAAAAGAGATTATGGCTATTTGGCCAATAAAGGACCTGTTATGAGTGAATCAATGATGAGAGGCACTAGTCGCACTAGTTATAGACCTCTAGAAGCATTACAAAGAACCAAACTAATTATTCGTCACAGCAAACCAGTAGACGAATCAATTCCAGGCGCAAGAAGTAGAAATTTAGAAAGTCTGTTTATTGAAAACGCTTCAGGAGAAAGGTTCAAATATCCATTTAAACATTTGGCTGGTGCAAAGGCAATGCAACGTCACGTGGCAAATGAAGGATATCCTCATGATCCAGTTGGTCAAAAAATTATACAGATGAGCGAAGACATGGCTAAGTTATCAAACTTTAAAAACTATGTCTACCGTGAAGACCTAATGAATAGTGGAACTAGCAACATAGTTGAACGAGCACAAGTTAAACTTCAAGAGTTGAAAGATAAGATCAATAAAATAAGTATGCAACATCATTATGAGGCATTTAAACAAGAATGTGAATCAGGTATGAGCGGTGACATGCCTTTAATTGATGACATCACATTAGAAGATTATAAAGATAAATTTACTGTTAAAAGTTTTAAAGAAGACATTGCAGAAGTTTTCCCATTGTTACATCGTATCATGCAGGAAAATGAAATTGATTTAGAAGAAGTTGCTCAATTAGAAGACCAAACACCAGAATTAAGTTTAGAAGATGTAGCAACCCTAACACCAGAGAGTGTATTTTATGATTGGGCACATACATTAGTAGAAACTAGATTAGATCCTGAAGATCTTTCAAAATTAGGCGAATTATTAAGTGAGCATTTCCCTGTTGGACTCAATGGGGACAATGTAACAGGCACACTAGAAGAATTAGGCATTGATGTTCCAGATGCAACTAAAATTCAGTTGGCACAACTGGCAGAACAACAAGGTCCAGATGCAAACGCAGCCGACGTTGTAATGGAATTCTTAAGCAAATTCCAACCAGAAATTTATAACGCATTGGATGTACAACAAACACCTGTTCAAGAAGGTATGCAACAAGGCATCACTATTAATGGAAAAGAAGTTGATGTAAACAGTCTGCAAGTTGACGGTGTTGATACTAGGGATTATCCAGATTTTTCAGATGCATATTTCAGTGACGGACAATTTGAAGATGGGTCGGACATGTCTGATGAAGAGTTAGAAATGTTAAGAGACGAGCATGGTGATCTACTACATGAATTAGTTTTTGACAGTTTGCATGAATCACAGCAATCTGAAGTACAAGAACATTGGACAAAATCAGTTGGTAAATTAGGCAGTGCAGTAGGCGACTTAGCAGATAAAGCTATTACTAGTTTTGCTTTTAATCCAGTAACAAGACTTGGTGTAACTGGTGCTGGTGTGGCTGCTGGTGGAAAATATTACAACGACAAAGAAAAAGCAGAAAAAGCAGAAAAGGACGCACAAGATTATATGGTAAATCCAGGCAAAGAAAAACCAGATCATATACTTGACCCAAATCGTCACACACCTATTACAAGAGAAAATATGGATCAAACTCCAGAAGAAAAACGTCACGCAATGGAATATCTACAAAACATTGCTCGCGCAATTAAAAGTGGCGAAGTACAGCCAGAAGAAGTTGAACAAGAATTCTTCAATACATTGCCAATGTTAGGTGTAAGTGATGAAAAAACAATGACCGCATGGAGTCGCATTACTGGATCAAATGAAGCACCAAAACGTTCAGCAATGAGCGATGCGGACATTGATGCAGAACTACGTGGCATTAAAGGCAGTGAAGAAGATGACGATGCACAATTTATTTCCAATCTACGCAATAAGGCAAAGAGTGGTGGTATTAAACAAGACACTACAGGTTTTGGTGCAGATGTAGATGAAGGTGAAGAACTACAAACAGATGAAAAGAAAAAATCTGGTGGAGCACCAATGAAAGAAATTGCAGAATTTATTATGGGCTTTTATGACCGTAACACAGGCAATTTCCCATTAGGCGAAACAGGTGTCAAAATTAAAGTTGAAAAAGAATTTGGCGACAAGGCAGGACAACTTGCAGAACGTTTAATTCAAAAACTAGCCTCACAAAGTCACGAAGCACAAATGTTTGAAGATATTAAAGTGTTAAGTGGACAAGTGAAAAGAGATAGCGCATTAGTAGCTATTAATAAGTCTCCAGTAAAAACTATGAAGGTCAATGAAAGTACTGATTTTATCGACTTAAAGAAATTAGCTGGAATAGGCACAAAATCTCAATCAAATAAACAAACAGGCGAAGTAATTGATTTGAAAAAGTTAGCCGGAATCTAATCCTAAATTCCAGTTGACAAGATAAATAAAAGCGCATACAATTAAACGTATGCGCTTTTTGTTTGTGTAGTGGCACAGACAAATAAAGGCAAACTAAAGGCATATTATAAGGAGAAACATTATGGCATCTTTAGCAGAAATTAGAGCAAAGCTTCAAGAACAAAATAACCGTCAGTCAGGCGGTAGTCAAACAGGTGGCGACAACGCCATTTTCCCACACTGGAATATTGCAGAAGGACAAGAAGTAACTGTCCGTTTCCTTCCAGACAACGATCCAAACAATACTTTCTTTTGGGCAGAACGTGCCATGATCAAGTTGCCATTTGCTGGCATCAAAGGTCAAACAGATTCACGTCCTGTTACTGTACAAGTTCCTTGTATGGAAATGTGGGGTGAAACTTGCCCAATTCTAACTGAAGTACGTCCTTGGTTCAAGGATAAGAGTTTGGAAGATATGGGTCGTAAGTACTGGAAGAAAAAGTCTTACGTATTCCAAGGTTTTGTTGTTGACGCTGGCAAGTTCAAAGAAGATAGAACTCCAGAAAATCCAATTCGTCGTTTTATTATTGGTCCACAAATCTTTAATATTATTAAAGGTGCGTTGATGGATAATGAAATTGAAGAATTGCCAACAGACTACGTTCGTGGTCTTGACTTCAAAATCGTTAAAACAACTAAAGGTGGTTATGCTGATTACTCCACAAGTAAGTGGGGACGTCGTGAACGTGCTCTTAGTGATGACGAACAAAGCGCAGTAAAAGAAAGAGGTCTTTTCAATCTACGTGACTTCCTTCCTAAGAAGCCAACAGATGTTGAATTGAAAGTTATCAAAGAGATGTTTGAAGCATCTGTTGATGGCGAAGCATTTGACATGGACCGTTGGGGTCAGTACTTCAAACCAGCAGGTATGACTGGTAGTGGTCGTAGCAACGATGCAGAAGCAGATGTTGGCGCAGTTGATGCGGCGCCTAAAGTTGCACCAAAAGCTGAAAAGGCAGAGACTGCACCGTGGGAAGATGAACCAAGCACAAAAGCTTCAGCACCAGCAAGTGGTAGCGGTAGCGAACGTGCTCAAGACATTTTAGCCGCAATTCGCGCACGTCAAAATAAATCAGAATAATAATTAGGAGGGTTTACGAATGGGTAAGGCATTTGATGTCTCGAAGTTTCGTAAAACCCTCACTAAGTCTATTGACGGGCTTGGTGTTGGTTTTAACGATCCTACAGACTGGATTTCAACAGGTAATTATGCACTCAACTACCTGATCAGTGGCGATTTTAACAAAGGTATTCCTCTTGGTAAAGTTACTGTATTTGCTGGTGAAAGTGGTGCAGGTAAATCTTATATTTGCTCAGGCAACATTGTAAGACACGCACAAGAACAAGGCATTTATGTTGTTCTAATTGACAGTGAAAACGCACTAGATGAAGCATGGCTACACGCACTTGGTGTAGATACTAGTGAAGACAAACTGCTCAAACTTAACATGGCTATGATTGATGACGTGGCAAAAACTATTCACGAATTCATGAAAGAGTACAAAACAATGGAAGATGGTAACAGACCAAAAGTATTGTTTGTTATTGACTCATTGGGCATGTTGCTGACTCCAACTGATATTAATCAATTTGAAGCAGGTGATTTGAAAGGTGACATGGGTCGTAAGCCTAAAGCACTGACAGCACTTGTTCGTAACTGTGTTAATATGTTTGGTAGTTATAACGTGGGATTGGTAGCAACCAATCACACATACGCAAGCCAAGATATGTTTGACCCTGATGACAAGATCAGTGGTGGTCAAGGTTTCATTTATGCATCTAGTATTGTTGTTGCTATGCGTAAGTTAAAACTTAAAACAGATGCTGATGGTAATAAGACTACCACAGTTAACGGTATTCGTGCCGCTTGTAAGATTATGAAAACAAGGTATGCTAAACCCTTTGAATCTGTTCAGGTTGAGATTCCATATGAAACAGGTATGAGCCCGTTTAGTGGATTAGTTGATCTTGCAGAAAGTAAAGGTCTTCTAAAGAAAGAAGGTAACAGTCTTGTTTATGTAACACCTGAAGGCGAAATTATTAAACAATTCCGTAAAGCGTGGGAACGTAACGAAAAAGACGGTCTTAATGTCATTATGGCTAATTATAATACTTCACTGGCAAAAGCTGAGGTTGAAGATATTGTAGAGGAAAATGCGTAATCATGGAAGAACAACTAATCATTGAAATCTGGGACTTGTTCAAAGAATATATCCCTGCAAAAAATATGGATACTGCCGCTAATCATTTTGTTGACTTTTTAGTTGATAATGATGTTAGTACAGACACTCTAGAAGGTTTGCAAGGTCTTGATAATCATCTTGATGAAGCTATCAAAGCACTACTTCGTGAGGAAGCAGGCTATGATGACGAAGGTGAAGATGAAGAATATTACGAAGACGAGGACTAATAATGTGGTACAACAAGGTAAGTAAAGATCTTTCTGAACTACCTGCTTGCCTTGAGTACTACTATAATGAGTTAGCTCAAGCACAGACAGAATGTAAAATATACGGTAATATTGAAAAACTCTCTGCTCAGTTACCAGGCGTGGTTGAGCAGAGATTCAACCAACTTCAAGAAATTGAAGCTATATTAGAATATCTTAATATAGAACTTAGACGTCTACGTAGTAAAACATTTAGAAAATATCTAGAAAATTATCAAAGAGCGTTAAGCAGTCGAGACGTAGAAAAATATGTTGATGGTGAAGCAGACGTAGTTGACTTTGAAAAGCTAATTAATGAGTTTGCATTGATTAGAAATAAATGGTTGGGTATTATCAAAAGCCTTGATATAAAGCAATGGCAAATGAGTAATATCATTAAACTAAGAACTGCTGGAATGGAAGACATTACATTATAGTATTGACAAACGCTTCAATATCAACTATAATATTAGTATGAAATATATTGAAGATTTAGTCGAACAGTTTGGTTTAGGACGTATACACGTCAGTAACTTTGATGAAAAAATATCTCAAAGTCTAGCTAACCAAATTTTCAATGGTAAAGCATTTACGCATAAACAGGCCGATATTGCTTTACGACTTGTCAAAAAATATCGAAATCAATTTAAAAAAATTGGCGTCACTGACATAGAAAATATGTTAGAGACTCCAGTTTATAAATTTAATTTAAGAACTATTGATAACACAAAATCTGTTACATTAGATCCAATTTCTAAAAGATTTATTATTAAGTTTCCCTTTGATCAAAATTTGTTAACATTGTTTAGAACACTTAATACTAAAGAAAAGCTCACCAGAGCTGAATGGGATCCTGATAATAAAAACTGGACACTGGATCTAAACGAAGTCAGTTTGGCCTTTATATTAGACAATTTGTCTGATAGTTTTGTTATTGATGACGAAATCAAAAACTATATTGACAAATATAATCAAATCAAAGATGAATTTGAAAATTTTGTGCCAACATTAATAAAAGAAAACGATAGTTATAAATTTAAAAATATTAAGAGTGATTTTGAAACAAACGATTTAAAATCAGCATTAATTGAAAGTACTAAATTAGGTGTTCACATTTATGCAGACAATGTTGCTGATGAAATATCAGAACTAATCAAATTAAATTCTTTGTACAAAATATACGAACAAAGTCATAATCAAAAATTCTTTATTGACAAAGCAAAGCACTCTAGGACAGAAGTTCTTTCTTTAATTAAAGAAATGAACGTGAATACTGCTGTATTTGTTGACGAAAATATTAGTGCAGATACTTTAAATGAATGGGTTAGTGATCTAATCAATGTTGGAGTTAGCTTAGATCAAATAGGCGTATTTTTTAGAAGAAAAAATGAAGAGGACGGCGTCACTTTTAATAAAGTGATTAAAGACTTTGGTTTGAATAAAGAAGCGTCTTCTGCTCCCAATTGGGTATTTTTGAGCAATAAATTTCCAAAAAGTTTATTAAAAAATCACCACAATATTGATGTCTGTTTGTTTGTAAACAGATATGTTACATCTCATTACAGTATTATCAATACCGTTAAAAATTCTATTTTTTCTTTGCAGTACAACGAACATAAATCAGCAGAGGCAGACATTGTCAACTTGTAAAATAATTTTAAAAGATGAAGTCAATGTAAAAATTGAAGGCTTGGACTTGGACACAAGAAAAAAATTAGTGTCTAAGTTTAAGTACGAGTTGCCGTATGCACGCCATATGCCTGCGTTTAAATTAGGACGTTGGGACGGGACAGTTAGCTTCTTTGGATTAGGTGGTACAACTTATCTAAGTATGCTAGACAGAGTTTTGCCAATTATTGAGCAAGACAAATATGATATTGATTTAGTAGACTTACGTAAACCAATTAAATTAGAGTTTGAAAAAGTAACTGAATCTTATTGGTCTGATAAAGGTAAAACTTGGCCTAAGGGACACGTCAAAGAAGGCGAGCCCATTATGTTGCGTGATTACCAGCCTGATGCAATTAATCGTTTCTTTGAAAATCCTCAAAGTATACAGGAACTTGCGACTGGTGCTGGTAAAACTATTATGACTGCGACAATGAGTCATATGTGTGAGAAATATGGTCGTACACTTGTTATTGTACCAAACAAAGGACTTGTAGAACAAACAGAAGAAGATTATCGTAACGTTGGTTTAGATGTTGGTGTGTATTATGGTGACCGTAAAGACTTAGACAAGACACACACAATTTGCACTTGGCAGTCACTTAATATCCTTGAAAAGAAGGGTAAAGAAATAGACGATGCAATGAGCTTGTTAGAGTTTATTGAAGGCGTTGTTTGTGTTATTGTTGACGAAGTACATATGGCTAAAGCAGATGTATTAAAAAATTTATTAACAGGAGCATTTGCACATTGTCCAATACGTTGGGGATTAACAGGCACAGTACCAAAGGCACATTATGAACTTGAGGGCATTGTTGCAAGTTTAGGACCAGTTGTTGGTGGAATTGCGGCACATGAACTACAAGAGGCAGGCCATCTTGCTAATTGTCATGTTAATGTTATCCAAACACAAGAATGGAAAGAGTTTGGCGGTTACGCAGAAGAATTAAAATATCTAGTAACTGACAAGGATAGACTGGCACATATTGCTGGTATGATAGCTGGCATTAACGAATCAGGTAATACGCTTGTTCTAGTTGATAGAATTGAGTGTGGAAAGTTTTTAACAGAAAATTTGCCGAACAGTGTTTTTGTTAATGGCACTGTAAAGACAAAAGACAGGAAAACAGAATATGATGAAGTACGTACAAGTGATGATAAGATTATTGTGGCGACTTATGGTGTGGCCGCTGTGGGCCTTAATATTCCTAGGATCTTTAATTTGGTTCTTATTGAACCCGGAAAGAGCTTTGTCCGCGTTATCCAATCTATTGGACGTGGTATTAGAAAAGCGGAAGACAAAGACTTCGTCCAAATTTGGGATATAACTGCTAGTACCAAATACGCTAAAAGACATTTAACAGAACGTAAAAAATTCTACAAAGAAGCAAAGTACCCATTTACAATAGATAAGGTGAAATATTAATGCAAATTTTAACACTCAAAGATGAGACATTCTATTTGAATGATCTACCAGAAGAAGTAGACGAGGACTGTAGATTTGCTGTACTAGATAACAGCGACAATCAAAATCCAGATTACTTTTTTCAACCATTGATTTTTTTAGAATCATTTACATGTCCTGCGGCAGTATTGCAAATTGGCCCTTGGCAAATTCAGATGCCACTGGATTGGTGCATGGTAGTTGGCGATCCAGAAAGTACTGGTGAAATGGAAGTGCTACCACTTACTAGTTTGAATGACAGGGGATTTAGTGCTTTTACTTTCAATCCACTTAGTAGTTTCAAACCAGAATTTTATCCTGTAGACATTGTCAATGTTTATCAAGATGTCAAATGGTATTTTCCAAAAATGCGTATTGGACAATTATTGGCAACTCCATTACATGCCGGAGAAAATCCAGTATGTGCTTACTTTGTTAAAGAAGTCAGTCGTCAAAGTGAGATATTAGATTATTCTAAATGTTGGTGATATTATGGGACAACTTAAACCAGGCACAAAATTAATATACGAACGTCACGACAACGTTGTGTATTCTAGAGAATTTGGTGCAGATCCTAGCACACGCACAGTTGTTGGTTGGGACTACGATCCAGAGGATCCAAACTTTGATCCTAGAACTGGTGATGGAAGATCATTGCACAGTCACATAATGGAAAGTAAACTTTGGGGAGAAATTCGAAGAGAAGCCCAAACAAATGAGGCATTGCGTCATGCACTAGATCAATGTATACTAATATATAACTTGAGTAAAGACCATGGCACTTGATATTAAGAAAGAATTAAATGGTGTAGATATGCGTGATAAAGACGCATTTAATAATTGGACTGATGAAGAACGTAAATCTTTTAGTCCGTATATTTTGATGCGCTATGTTAGTAATGTACAAGGTGACAGAGATGTACAAGAATGGTTTGTAGAAATGACCAATGAACTTGTGAATAAGAATCATTGGTCATTGAGTAAAGATCACAAAGGTCTACTTTGGAAATTATTTGCAGGTTGTGGTACAGGTGCAAAAGCATATCACCCGTATCTAGCCGCAGGTAAAAAAGAGAAAGCAGTTAAAATTGAAAAATTAATTGCCGAACTTAACCCAGCTATGAAGATGAGTGACGTTAAGTTACAAGCAAGTTTAATGGATAAAAATGACATCGAAAGTTTATTTGACCAGTTGGGGTTCGACAAGAAGCAAAGAAAAGAATATGAGTAATTACACTTGTGTTCACTGTGGTAAAGGCTATACTAAAGAAGCTACTTTAGTTGCCCACATGTGTGAGAATAAGCGTAGAGCTCTACAAAAAGATGAGAAGCGTGTGCAAGCAGGCTTTATGACATATAATAGATTTTACAGATTGACACAAAATGCTAAAAAAGATAAAACGTATGAAGAATTTTGTAAAAGCCCTTACTATAACGCCTTCGTTAAGTTTGGTTCTTTTGTCAATAATGTTAATCCTATCTACCCTGACAAGTTTGTGGATTATGTTATCAAATCCGGAGTTAAGCTCGATCATTGGTGCCGCGATGAACTCTACTATACCTATCTATCCGAAATAATAAAAACAGAACCAGCTGATGCTGCCATACAGAGATCATTGTCAACTATGATGGAATGGGCAGACGAAAATCAAGCAGATTTTACACACTATTTCAACTATGTTAATATTAATCGTGCAGTTAGACAAATTGCAGATGGACTCATTAGTCCGTGGTTACTTTTAAATTGTAAAAGCGGAACTGATATGTTGTCAAAATTTAATGACGAACAATTAGATATTGTGGCAACTATTATTGATCCATCCTATTGGGTAAAAAGATTTAAAACATATCCTAGTGAAATTGCACTGGTAAAAGAAATATGTAAGGAGACTGGCATTGCCTGATATTGATATTGATTTTTTTGATAGAGACATTGCTTTAAAATTGTTAAAGCATATTCCTGCATCAAGAATTGATAATGATGAAATCAAAAAACACAATACTGGTGTCTACTTGCATCAAGTCCCAACTGATCCATTAACAGGTCTTGCCAGTTTAGATTATGATGATGCTGAAAAAAGAGGATACTTTAAAGTAGACTTTTTAAATGTTGGTATCTATAAAGATATAAAATCTGAAGAAGAGATTGTAAATTTACTAAAAATTGAACCACTATGGGATTTATTAGAACAAAAAGAATTTTGTGACTTAATCTTCCACGTCAATGGTTATCATGATTTAATTGCACGATTAAAGCCACGTAGCATTGAACAATTAGCCATGTTCTTAGCAATACTACGTCCAGGTAAGAAACACCTAGTTCCAACTTGTGAAACAAAAGGTTGGGATAGTATTAAAGATGAAATATGGGAAAAGACAGACGATTCTTATAGTTTTAAAAAGAGTCACGCAGTTGCGTATGCCCACGCTATTGTTGTTCAAATGAACAAAATTTGTGAAGGTATCAGCTACGGGTTTTCTTAACAGACCGAACTAGCTGAATACTTTTACGTTTAACCCTTTTTTCTGATATATCATTTAAATTAACAACTGGACCAAAAACAAGCTCTATATCCTTGCTGTTCAGTGTTTTGATATATCTGCGAAACAAGTCCATTTCGCCTTTTAGGAAAATATTAATTGGGATCTTTCGATTGCTTTCCCACCACCACTGATCCCCTAAATCTAAGAGTTGCTGTTTTTCAGTGTCGTTGTGTATAGCCCCAAAATCGTAGATGCTTAAAACGCTGTCATTTTGATTGATTATGATCCCTACGATCTCAATCTCATTGCATCTGATGCAGGTTAGGAATGGGAAATTGTTTTTCAATAGTTCGTTCACCTTCTAGAATTCCTGTAACAATAAATACGTGCATGTTGAATTTACCAGTCTATTTATATACTCCAGCCATCCGGGTCTTTTTAGATTTGGAAAATTCTACCAAACATGGGGTGGATATAATGTATCACGGATATGCAAAACTAGCAAAAGGCGTTACCAACACGCTTCAATTCAACTTTTTAAACGGCGATCAACGTCCTATTGATGTTAGTACAAAGACCTTTGTATTTAAACTGTTTGACTATGTCACTAATAAAGAAGTTGTTTCTAAAAATTTAACTGTGCTAGATGACGGTGAAACATTTAATTTAAAAGGTAAAACACAACTAACATTAACCGTAAATGATATCCCTACAAGTTTCAAATCAGGTCAGTATGTGTATAGTATTTTACAAGTTTCAAATACTCAACTATTGCCAACATATATTGACGGTGCTAGCGATTTACAGGGAAAAATAGAAGTTGTTGACGGAATTATTTCTAAATTTATTCCTAGTGAAGAGTTATCATTTTTGCAAGGTCAGAACAATATCTACACTTCAGGTCCAATATCTACCAATAGAGATGGTAAAGGAAATAATGGTACACATTCAATACAAGCATACTTTACCAATTTTACAGGCAATTTAGAAATTAGAGGTTCATTGTCAAATTCTGCACCAACTAGCTGGGATGCCTGCACCCCAATCACTACTGAGTCATACTCATCTGAAAATGGCACATCGCCAATTACAATAACTGATATAGATAATATCAATTATCTAATGTTTAGGTATACTAAGACTATCGGTTCTATTGACAAAATACTCTATAGAAGCTAAAATAATAGCATGACTGCCATACAGGCTGAACTGCTA